AATTAAACGACAATAGAGTGTATGAAGTAGTATTTTCAAAAGGAATAAAATTTGAAGTAAAACAGCGTGGTGCAAGTACCGTGTTATACATAGGAGAAAAAATTTATAATTGTTGGGTAGGAAACAGATAGAGGGTATGTGCTCTGAATAAAACATTTTACGCTAATAAAAAAGAGGGGCAAGCACCCCTCTTTTATTAAACTAACGTTGCGATATCACTTGAAATGATAATGGCATTTGTGTCGTGGTAGGTTGTTTCGCTTGTTTGTTTAGTTGAAACAGTAACGCCCATGCCACCGCCGTCGGGTATACGTGACTTTATAAACCTTATATTGTAAGTGCTGTCTCTGTAAGGAATTTGTGTCGTAAAAATTTCATTGTTAAAAATGTCACTAAAATTTAAAGTTAGCAAAGTAGTACCAAGGCTGAAATTACCGCTCCCTTTAATGTTTAACAACACATATCCTGCACCCTCTGGATTCAGATTACTTATTACGACCAATCTGCTGTTGACGTCGTCAACGCTAGCAACGTGCATTCTGCCACTGTCATTTGTAAGAATATTATTATGCATTTTTGTCAGATTGCTACTATTTGTGTTAACTTTTGTTTCAAGTGTTTTAACCGATTCCGACAACCGTACAACGGTTTCTTGCATTGCGTCAACGTCTTTTTTTAACTGCGTTACGTCTGTTGTCAATCCTGCAACGTTAGTAGTAAGTGACGACGTGCTTTCCTGCAAACCACTTATCGCGTTATTAGCACTTTCAATCTGTACCTTAAGTGCGTCAAGTTCTGTTTCTGAAATGCTCGCTTTGCTGTCAATTTGGTTTAAAAGCGAATCAATAGCCACCATCGCACCATTCCAATCTAAAAGCCACGCTGGTTTGTCCGTTGCAATAAAAATAGGCAGTCCATAATTATCTGTGCCGTTGCTGGCGTTAACCTTTCCAATCTGCACGCCCACAACACTTTTCATATTTTTTTCACTCATATATAAAGCCTCCTTATTTAGTCGCTTGTGCCGTCGCTGTATAAGCACGCAATGCAACTTTATTATTTCCAGAAATTGATACGTTCAACGTTTTTGAATCTCCAACACCGCTATAACTAACAGCCACCGTATAAGATTCTGCTGTGTTATTAGGCGTCAAAATTGTTTTTGTTTCAACTCCGAAAGTACCTGAACTTTCTGCACTAGTTTCGTTGGAAATGAAAACAGGTGCTAATGCCATTTTTGACATGTTGCTAGGGGAATAATCGGCATATACAACTACTGAAATATTTTTAAGTGTGTAATCTTCGGTCAAATCTTTAACCGTTGCAGGAAGAATACCACTTTCATTCAAACAATGCACCACGTTAGAGCGTGCTTTTAACGGCTGTACATCCTGCTCCAAGTTTGAAAGCCTTGACGTTGTCAATTCAATCGCCCTTGAATTTTGCTGAATGTCGTTTGTATTTTTGTTTACCATCTTTGTTAACGAACTCAAACTGCCCTCAATAGGTGGGATAACATTTGTTTTAATGTTCGTAACTTCTGTTGAAAGTTCTGTCAACTTTTGCGTTGTCTGCCGGTTAATAATATCCTGTGCGTTTTTATTGGCATTTACAATTTTTGTTAAAGAATCCAGTCCACCTTCAATAGGTGGGATAACATTTTTTGTAAGGTTATCCAGTTCGGTGTTTATAGTGTTTATAGCCTCCTGCAATTGTAACACTAATCTATTTTGGGCCTGCAAATCATTTATTACCGTGTTGTATTCACTTTCAAGTTTATTTGTTTTACCCTCCAAACTAACGACGCGGTTAGTCAACGTGTAATTGTAGTCCTGTATTTCTTCAATTGTATTATTGATTTTTGTAATATTTGCGTTCGCTGTTGAAATCAAATTTTTGTTTGATTCTTCGCTGGTTGAAATTTCTTTGATAACGGTGTCAAGTTCCGTCATTGCACTGTTCCAATCTACAAGCCATGATGGCTTGTCGGTGTCAATAAAAATAGGCAATCCATAGTTAGGAGTGCTATTTGTTGCGTTAAAATCCATAATTTTTTATACCTCCATTTTTATAAATTATTTATTGAATCTGCGTAATAATTTACGCGTAATTCATACACCACTAAATTGTCATTTGAAACACAACTTTCATGGCTCAAATCTGTGTAAGATAGTGAGTTTGCCGTACAATCATCAAAATTAAACGTATTATCTGTGCCGTTTTCAGCATCAGCAAGACCGATTTTCACATGTCGGCTGTAAGCAACTTGCTTTTCGTTGTTGCACGTAAAGTCTGTTATATCAAATTCCTCTACTTCTCCTGTTGTTAAGTCGTTAACAATATTTATCTGTTCTTTCTTTCCTTTTCTTCCAATTATCAAGCTGAAAGAAATGATATCGGAATTTCCAATATTGTTTAAAGTTTCCCATGCGGAATTTGTTGCACCCTGCGTAGTGTTCTCATTTTCTTTTTTCCAAACTGTAGAAGTGCTGATATACCTACGATTTTTTAAATTAAAGTCACCATCTTGTTTTGTTGAATTTATATTAAAAAACTCGTATTCTTTAGCGGTGTAATTTGAAGCATCCATATTCTGTACCGTGCTTGTTTTTTCGTCAAAATATTTTGACGTGTCAGCATTCCAGCGTGCTCGCTCTATAAGTTCATATAGTACTTTTGGCATGTTTTCTTTTTTTCCAGTAAATGGCGAAAAGATTTTGCTTAAACTTTCGGAAAAAATGAAACCGCTGTACACGTCAAAAACGTGTGCTTCTAACTCCATTTTGTCATACTGTTCCGCTGTCATTTCCATTTTGTCATATGAAATAGAAAGCACACCCAGCTCGCGGAGATATTCATAAAAAGAGTTGAAAGTGTCTTGCACGTTACTTTTGACCCCTAACACAGCATTGTAAACTTTTGGAAAATCTTTCACAACGTTTTCAATTTTGTTGTTCAAAAATTCGTCCTGTGCTTCTCTTTTTATGCTTTCAACACCTACTTTATTATCTGTATATTTTATTTGTCGTTTTTCTGCGTTAAAAATCTGTGTATCAATATAATTTTTTAATTCCTTAATTTTGTTATTTGTTTTTAAAATTTCGCTGTCAATGTAAGCATACAAATCCTGTACTTTTTTGTCTGTTTCTTTTTCAAGTCTTGAAATTTCTTTTTCAAAATCTGAAACAAAAGCGAGTAATGTTTTTTCAAGTGCGGAAATTTCTTTTTCAATGTCCAACCTTAATTTTTTTATTTGTTCATCGGTGTAATTGTTTACACCGTTAGAAAGATTGTTAACTTGCTCAACTAATTCGTTTATTTTCTTCATTATTTGAGCGAGATTATCCTCATACGATAAAGTGTCGGAATATATCCCAGGGATTGTAAGCGGTGCTATAGGCGGAAGCCAACCACCGCAACCGTAACCATACATACTATACCTCCATTCTACCATAACCCCATAAATAGGGTTTCTAAGTTTTCAACAACCAGCATGTCAATATTTAGGAATGTACTTCGGAATTTCATAAGCATTTCACTATATGTTTCTGTGCCTTGCTTTCCAAAAACACTTTCGATATAGTCGTCAATATTATCTATCTTCGTTGTGTTGTCTGTCTTTCCTAAAATGTCGCTTGTTAAAATCGTAACATTTTTTATATTTTCGTTACCGTCTAAAACATTCTTTCTATTGTCGTTGCTGGTTTCAAAAGTATTTTCTGTGTTGTTTGAAGTCAAGTTTTTGTCATTTTCTCCACTTTCTCGGTCTGTATCTTCTCCAGTTTTTGTATCTGTATTTGTTCCACTTTTTATAAACACATCAGAACCGCCAAGCGTGGTTGTATCGTTCCCAGTTTTTGTAAGTGCTGTGCTACCCGTGTTTTTATCCACTCTATTTTCAAATGTTTTTACAGAATCGGTTTCACTTTCTGGCGTAACTGTAGCTGTCACATTTGTTAAATACTTTCCAGCCTTAATATTTTCTACACTTCCTTGCGGTGTGTCACTGTATTTTGTAAGACTTTCAAATTCTTTTGGTACAATATTTTTTGTGGTCTCTTTACCCTCGCAACTAGTGGAAGTGTTTATAGTGTTTTTATCTGTTGTGTTGTGCGTCTGCGTCTCTGTTTTTCCATAGTTTTGTGTGTTTTCTTCTCCGAACTCGTGTGCATTCTGCGTATCATATATATGAGCGGTATTTTTACCAAATTTTTCTTTTTCATCTTGTTTATAATCTGTTGTAGCGGTTGTATTTCTGTCAAGTCTATTTGTTTCGGTGTCTGTGTTATCCGTTTTTCTATGTCCAGAAAAATCTGTATTGCTACTTGTGTCAGTTTTTTGTAGACCGTCAAGAACGTTTTTGCCGTCAAAAGTTCGCTTGCTTTTGACCGAATATTGTGTGTTTTTTAGCGGGTCAAATTTTAACAATTCTGACTGGTATAACTGGTTGTAGTATGGCATAATTTCCGCCATTTTTGTGTTCAACTTCAATTTCCAAAGACCAACGGTTTCCAACCCTATTTCACGTGTGTAATAATGACGTAAGATTTTAGGCAGTAAAACCTCCTTGTAACTTTCGTCAAAAAAAGGAATATAATTATCAAATATTTTAGGGTACGCAACTCTAATAAGTCGCTCCACATCATCAAACACTTGAATTTTGTTCTGTTCCGCGATTGACTGACATATCCTGCGTACCTCCACTGTATAGGTTGACATTATTAACACCTCCGTCCTTAAATTCTACGGATATGTTTAGCCCAAACATATCATTTATTTGTTCGCACGCCTGCTTTCTTGCTGTCAATACGCTTTCTCTCATCATCATAGCACCACCCATAGACCGCACAACCTCATCGGTTATCATTCTTTCGCGTTTGTTTTCGTTAACATTGACAATACCTAAGTAGGTCAATGCTTCATTAAAAATCTTCGACTTCAACTCGTACAGTTTATCCGCGGTGTAAGGAGCGTCCGTTTTTAGCACGGTCAACCCATCTTTTATACCTTTTTTACCATATATAACTGGTGCATTTCCGTCAAATTGCTGATAAGCATTCTGCATTGTAAGCCTTTCGTTTTCGTCACACTCAATTAAAACTGGCGTTTTTTGTGTGTTACAATTCACGTCGATAATTCGGTCTAAATTAGCAAGACGCTGTGCAAATAACAACACTGTGTCGTAAGCTGGTGTGTGTATCATGTTATTAAATAGAACAACGGAATTTTTGCTATTTAAATTTCTTCGATAGCCGTTATTGGCGTAGGCTATACGTCTAATCGGAATATCATACAGATTATAGCGACCGTTTATCATTGCTTTCAAAGCAAGAGAACCGAGCACCTCGTCTTCAAAAAAAACAGCAAAACCGTCAAAAAATAACGTCAATTCAAGGTACCTTTCGTCTACGGTTTTAGGTAAATTTTTCCATTCGAATCGTGAAATTGCCAATTGCTGTAATAAATCCAAGTAATATTGAAATGTTATGTTATTCAATTTTGCAGATTCTAAAAAATTTCTATTCCTTTGATTCGGCGTTTTCCGTCTCCCCATGCCTTTCCACCTCCAATGCACTTGCCATTTTTGTTATGGCTTCGGAGTTCTTGTTTATTGCTTCAATTAGTGGCGTCTGCACTTTATAAATATAGTAGCACAACGCCCCACACATAACAGCGGGAAAACCCACAGTTGAAATTGCTGTCAAAACATCATTCATCATTTTATTTTACCTCCAATAATTTTTTAAAATTGTGAAATCTCTTCCACCAGTTCGGGCAATTCTTCCCGTTAACATCGTGATGACATATGATTGTTTTTGAGTTCGGACAGTACTTGCGGATGTACTTAATTATTTTTTTCGTTCCTGTCACGTGTCCAACCGTCCAACCGTCAACCGCGTCGCACAATTCAATAGAAACGCTGTTGAAATTGGTGCATTTATTAAGGTACTTCGCATTTTTATCAAAAACACCACCAACCGCCCACGCACTTCGGTTCATGGGTATTGATTTCGCATACTCTCCGTTTGCCGACACAAAGAAATGAGCACCAGCTTCGCGTGTGTTATTTTTAGCGAAAAAGTCAACGTTGTTTTTTGCCGTATCTTTTTTATTTCCTGTAAAATGAATGACAATATATTTTACGTCTTTTTTATTTCTTTTCTTTTTTGAAAAAGAAATTTGTTTTGCCTTTTTGTAGTACATAAAATCACACTCCATTTTCTCCATAATTTCCGACGGAATTTCCGTCTTTCCAAAAGGTTAGTCCGTTGTTAAAAATCGAACAAATTTTTGCGTTAACAATCGCAGGCATTTCCCCAACCGCAACACAATTTTGTGTTTTAACATAATTGTAAGATGGACGATTAAAGGTTGAACCGTTAACACCGTGACCGCTCGGGGTCTTTAATTCATTTACTTTGTAGCCGTAAATTGTAAAAAAGTCGTCTATTGCTTTTATTTCGTCACGCTGGCAATTTTTTGTGTAGAATTTTGGTGCTATTTGTTGGTTCAAAACCGCGATACTACTAGCACCACCGACGCCACTAACACGCGGGGCTACGAGTGAGTACATTTTTTTCACGTTGTCCTCTGCTTCTTCCATTGTTTTTACAGAAGAAACAAAATTAGCGGTTGAGCCGATAGAGCCAACCAAGCCACCATATGAAAGATTAGCGTCCTCTTTTTCGGCTTTTTCTGCACCGCCTAATGCTGACACGCCACCGCCAAGGATTGAAATACTAGTACCGATAGCACCGTTCACTATATTTATGGTGTTTTGGTTTCTCAAATTCATTTCCTGCTGTTTAAAATACGCGTCTTGATTCGTGCTATATGGCTGTGTTGGATATGTCTGTCCGACAAATCCATAGTCCAAACCACGTACCACAGATTTATAGTTATTAGGACTTATTTGTATCGTTGTGTTTTCTGAAATGTCCGAGTAGCAAGAAAACTCTATGTTTGTGTTGTTTTTAAAATCTTCGAACCGATATTCAGAGCCACCACCTGCCGAATTGCTCGCTACCAAATAATGGTAGGGATAATTAAAACACTTTTTATTCTTTGGTGTGTAGCCATCTATATTGGTGTGAGACGGCTGTATATTGATATTTGTGAAAGTACTGTATTCTGTGGTACTGATTCTTCGTGTGTTTGTTGTTGTTGTCAAATTATTACTTACAATTTTTGGTACAGTCGTTAGGTATAAAATTGAATCTGGTAAACTGTCATTGATACCTTTAATCATAGACGAAAGTGCGTTTTCTTCTCCTACTGGAAAGAAAAGCATATCGCATGGGTAAAAAATTCCGTTAAATTTCCCACCACTAGCACGCTTTTCTCCCTCTGCTGGGTTTACTGTGTTATACATCGTAGCAAGAATGTAGCCCCCTATACTAAATAAATCCTCTCCGCTTCCTACAATCTGAATTTGGCTCATTCTGTATTCACTCGGGTTAAATGGCTCGGGAACTAAATGTTCAAACATTTCATCGCTTGCTGTATGCTCTCTTTCAACTAAGCATTTTTTTAGCGTAAAATCAAAGTAGTATGACTGTATCACGTCTAATTCATAGGTTATCTCTGAAACCGCATTGTTAACATAATTAACGGAAGTGATAAAAGCATAGAACCATTTATTTCCAAAATCTGTATTTTGAAACATTAAATAAGAAGCATTATAAATATCGTCTGCCTTTACCCCAAGTCTTAACGTCCCCGAATTCACCCGCTGGTAGGACTGTGCTTCAAATTCTTTGAAAACCTTGCCTTTGAAATAAACCGCCTGTGCTGATTTATCACTAAAATAAATAGTATGTTTGTATGCGTTATTCAAAGGCACGTTTTTAATAAGAAAAATCTTTGAATTTGGTTCTATTAAACTCATGTTATCACCTCCGTTATTTTGTCAATGTTTCACGTGAAACATTTTAAACTGTGACAGTAATTGTACAAGTATCTGTTTTAGTGTCATCATAGGCACTTGTCGCTGTAATATGCACCTCTCCGCTTTCTGCACCTGCAAGTACCGTTACTTTTCCGCTTTCTGTAACCTCCACTTTTTCATTGTCTGACGTCCAAATTACGCCCTTTGGGGCGAAGTTTTCTGTGGCAATATCGGCGGTTAACTGAATCGAAGAGCCTACACCGTTGAGCGTTGCGGTCGATGGCGACACAGTAAAGGAATCCACTTTGATTTCTCCAGCGACAAAAAGTGCATTTTGAGCGAATGGCGAAGATGATACTACTTTCCAGCAATGCAACCAATGATTCCAATAAAGCCCCTCGCCATTGTACTGTTCGTTAAATTCCTGCAATACATCGAAAATCATAAACCATTCACGAGATACAAGCACACATGGGATAGCGTCAAGTTTCTGTAAGTCCTCGTCGCTGATTTCTGTGTATGTTTCGTCTTTTTCGAAAATCTTCGCAAGTCTTGCTTTATCCAGTTTTCCAAAAGAATCCACCAGCACTTTATGCCCCATAAAGGAAGCCTTATCCATGTTAAAGGCACTTGCCAAAACTTCCACATCAATCGTTGCGTCGAATTTTGTGTTGACAAGCAAATACTGCTCGTCTTTCACGTTATGAGTATAAACGCCTGCGGAGTTATAGTCTTTGTTTAAAAATTCCATGTCATTCGATACGCCTTTAATATCTCCAACAATTTCTTTAAGGTTTGAAGTCTGCACCGTCGGAATTTGTACGGATTTCAAGTCGCCATTTAAAATTCTACGTGCTAACAAATATTTCATAACAAGAAATTCGTCGTAATTTGACGACATTGTCATCGCGTCGATGGTTCGGTATATCAAATCTGTGATTCCCTCATAAGTCAGAAAAGCCTGCTTTAACTGGTAATCGCTGGTAGTCTGCTTGTAGAATGTTTGATAATTAAGTACGTGAAAAGCACTCTTTACGTCTGGAATTTCTCGCTTAAAAACTTCTTTTTCGGAATTCTGCTGGTCAAAAACATGCGGTTCTGCTATGTTTACAAAAATCTCTTCGATGGTCTCGCCGTATTCCAGCATGCCCTTTTTAAAGAAACCCCAAGGGTTGTCATACATTTTCGAAGTGATAATAACCTTGCCTATTCTGTTAAAAAGTGCACTCAAAAACTCATTCTTTAACGCTGGTATATCCATAAGGATAGTACCAATAGAACGCAAGTTCTGTAATGTGCCGTCTGCCTTTGGAACTAAATTCCGATATTCTGCACTGGAATTGCTTCGCACAGTATTCAAAATGTCCTGTGATGTAGCTGTCAAATTGACCGCTTTCGGTTTTGTAGCCATTTTTTTTAATCCTCCTTTTCTTCGAATAAGTCGTCATATTCCTTGACTTCTTCGGGTTCTGATTCTAACTCGTCCGTATTCTCTTCGGGCGTGTCAATTTCTTTTACTTTTGCTTCGTCGATGACTTCGAAAAATCGATCTTTGTATTTCTTCCGCCATTCTGCGTCATTATCTTCGTACTTCTGTTTCCAGTTTCCAGTGTCCGTCTTTCCTAACAAGTGGTCGAATGTGTCTGTTAAATCTTCAATGTTTTTTAAATCCTCGTCCGTATCTCCTATAATGATAGAACCAAGTCTTTTAAGGTATTCGTCTCTGTCAAGTACAGCCATTTTTTCTGCACCTCCTTTTCTTATAATGTATCATATCTTTGACTTTGTGTCAAGTAAAATTGACAAAATTTCAAAAATATTTGACAAAAAGTCAAAAATATGTTACACTCTTAATGAAAGAGGTGGTAAAAATGTATTATGATGGTACAAAAATTCTGTCAAAAATGGATGTAAACGGAAATAAACCCGAATTATACCTTGTCACAACGAACCGAACTGGCGGAAAAACCACATGGTTTTCAAAATATTTAGTCAATCGGTTTTTAAAATATGGCGAAAAATTCTGCCTGCTTTACCGATATTCTTACGAACTTTCTGACGTTTCGGAAAAATTCTTTAAAGATATACAAGGCTTATTTTTTCCAAATTATAACATGACCGATAAAAGCCGTTGCAAGGGGGCTTTCAAAGAATTGTTTTTAAATAGCAAGCCTTGCGGATATGCTGTAGCCATAAACGGTGCGGAAAACATCAAAAAATATAGTCACTTTTTTAGTGACGTCGTAACTTGCCTTTTAGACGAATTTCAAAGTGAAACTAATAAATACGTACCGAATGAGATACAGAAATTTCAATCAATACATACATCAATATCAAGAGGGCAGGGAAAACAAGTTAGATATGTACCAGTTATTCTATTAGGTAACGCTGTAACACTACTAAATCCATATTACACCGCGTTAGGAATATCAACGCGTTTAAAATCTGATACAAAATTTCTGCGTGGCGACGGGTACATTTTAGAAAGTGGTTTTATTGATTCGGCAAGTCGTGCACAGAATGAAAGTGCTTTCAACCGTGCTTTCGCTGGTTCGGAATATGCTAAATACGCTAGCGAAAATACCTACTTAAACGATAACACGGCTTTCATTGAGAAGCCGAAAGGAAAAGGAAAATACCTTTGTACTTTTGTTTTTGAAAAAAATTCATATGCTATTCGTGAATATATGGAGGATGGTATAATATACGTCGACACGCGTGTTGATAAAAGTTTTCCGCTTCGAATCAGTGCGACGACGGCAGACCATCGAATCAATTTTGTTATGCTAAAAAACAACGAATTTATGCTACAAAATTTTAGGTATTTTTTTGAAAACGGTTGTTTTCGTTTTTCAAATTTGGAAAGCAAAAATGCAACAATGAATTTGCTTTCATTTTAAAATTGTATATCCCTTTCGGCTTTATTTGTTTGAACAAATCAGAAAAGCACGGTTGAAAGATACTGCTGATATTGTTTGTCGGGTTTGCTTTCCGCTCACAAATTTCCGAAAGTCAAGATATAAATAAGAGGGGCGTTTGCCCCTCTTTCTTTTTTATGTTTCACGTGAAACATTTTATTCAATTAAATTCTGCAAGCACTCGTGCTTGTATTTACACAACAGACAAGTAGTACGTCTACATTGCTTCTTTATCCATTTTATTTTCACAATTTTAAAGAAATTGCGAAAATAAATTTTTAGCGTATTTGGTACGTTGTGTCGCATAAAATGACGCCCCCTTTTATTCGCTTTGGTACAAGTTTTCCCGGGACTTCAAGACCCACTTTAAAATCTTCTATTGTTCTTTTTGTTTCCAAAAAATGCAATTCTTCTTTCGTGTATTTATCTTCGGTTTTTGGTTTGTAACCCTCTATAGACTTGATAAATAAATCCTTGCATTTTTTCGGCATTCCAGCACACGTAACATTTATATAAGGCTCACACGGCTTCAAGTCCTGCTCGGTTATATGCTCAAGATAGGTTTTTTGCCTAACGAAAATCCCTTTATCCCACGTACTTTCAAGTGCCCAATGGCAGAAATCTGTGGGATGTACAGGTACGTCTATAAGTTCTTCGGGCTTAAGGTCACAATGTATGCTATCCGTGTCTGCGTATATAAAACCTCTTTTATTCAAGCCGTGGTAGTTCTTTTGTGCCGTTCGAATAGTAAACTCACGAGCGTAAGAAGTGATAGCCGAGCCTATAGCAATATACCCGCATTTCTTTTCGTGTTCTTCTACATTTCTAAATTTCAATTCTTCGTTATCGTTTAAGTACGCAACTTTGAAAGAAGAATCGTCGTTAGTGGCTTCTTTTCCATATAAATTATTTAAAAACAATTTTGCAAGTGCACGGAGTGCTCCTTTACTTTCAATTTTCTGCTTTTTGTATTTGTTTATGTAGTCATCAAAAATTCCTATTAAAGTGTAGAACCATACACCGTCTAATATTTCTAAATCGTAAACGTGATAATGTTCTTTAAATAATATAAAATCTGTTTTCGTTAAAGTCAATTCAACCACGCATTCCGTTTTCTTTCCTGCTATATTCAAGTAGCGATAATATGTATCTGTTTTTTTATCGTAAAAATCAGAAGTTCGTAACATTTTAGTAGGCTCATATAAGGGGTTATTTTTTATTTGAATAAATGGCAAATAACCCTCTTTCAATTCGAATCTGCATTTGAATCTGACAAAGTAATAAGTATTATCTTGTTCTGTTTTCTCATGTAAAAAATTTCCACGCCAGAAATAAGGGTTGCCAATAGGATATGAGTTTCCGCTTTCTGATGACATCATAGACGGATATAGGCTGTTAACGTCTGCGGTTAGTCCGTTTTCAAAAAGTTTATTTGCTTTTTCTTCAACAAGATAGCACCAACCGCCACGATAGGAATGACGGATATATTTGTCTGCGTTTTCTTCTCCGTATTCA